AGCATTTTTGTGATACAGTCGCAGACAAGCAAAACATAGACCCCAAATATATTACATTGGGTTCTGTTTGCGTTGTTCTAGATGATGAAACAGAAAATCATGAACTAACTTTTTATTTAGCAAAAAGTGATAAGACTTGGAAAAAAGTCTAAGGGGGTATAAATAATGGATATTATTGATATTATTTTAGCCTCAAAAAAATCTTTTACAGGAGAGACAGAAACTCTCATACGACAAGCCCAAGCCGCAATGGCTTAGGCAAATCAAATTGTTGAAGATGTAAGTGCTATTCAAGAATCTACGGAGGAAGCCAATACCGCGGCACAGGCCGCCGCGGAACGCGCAGAGGCTGCCGCCGCGCAATTTGATGAAATGTAGGCAGACCTTTCCGCCGCGGCATCAGAACTTGTAGATGATAAAATCGCGGCTGCGACTGAATCCTTACAATCTTCTATTGATGAAATAACAGATACTACTCTTCCTTCAATGTAGTCCGCATTAGAACAATAGATTCAACAGGCACAGCAAAATGCAGGTAGTACCGTAACATTTTCTGATGCCAATACTTCTACTGCTAAGATTCGTACTGCTAGTGTTACTAAAAATGGTTCTACTTCTACTTATAATGTAGAAAAAAATTATACTGGCGTCGGTGATAATGAAGATGGTTCTATGACCCAAAAGGCCATTAAAACCTATATTACTTCTGTCAAAACCGAAATTGAAAATAATGTCGCACAGCAAATTAGTCAAATTGAAGTATCTGGTGGAACAACTATCAATATTGGCCCTGGATACGAAGGACATATTGTAGTTGTAGATGCTAATGGTAATATAATTGCTGGTGACACAACAGAAGAAAACATTATTGAAGCTCTTATCAAAACTGGGGTTTATCAAACCAAGAATGGTGTTGGTCTAGAAATTGACTATGAAAATAAAACTTGTATGCGCACTCAAGATGCGGCTTATCTTGCTTAGGGATCTGACTTTGATCCTTATGTCATGTTTGGTGGCCGCATGCGTTGTAATGTAGCAGATAACGGTACTATTACTGCTTTCTATGGTGATATGAACTATAAAGAAGATGGAAGTAATGGACAAGTTATGGTTTATCAGCCTAAATTCTATTACTTACGTACTCCAATAAAACTTTCTAATGGTTCAATTGGAAAAATAATTAGAAAGGAATCTATTATTCTTTCTTCAACAGCACAAACTGGTTTTAAAATCCATCCTCTATTCTTAACTTCCGAAGGAGAAGAATTAGATTATGTATTGTTACCAGCTTTTGATGGCGGCATTTATGATGTATCTCGTAATGCTTACAATGGCGATGAGCCAAGTGTAGATTTTGCAGCTGATTTACTTACCTCCGTTGCTGGTGTAAAGCCCATTGGCGGCTTGAATAATAGTCTAAATCCAATTTCTGCTGAACGTTTAGCAAACAACCGCGGCTCTGGTTGGCATATTACCAACATGGCGGCTGAAAGCGCCAATCAAATGTTAGAAATTGTTGAATTCGGATCTGTAAATGGACAAGTAAGTTTAGGCATGGGCATTAGTAATATCACCAGTGTCGGTAATTATAATTGCGCCTCCATTACTGGTTCTACTAGTAATCTTGGTAATGGTAGCGGTTCAGCTATCTCTACTGTAAATGAAATTAATGGTTCCCGCACTACTTACTCAAATGACGGTGAAGTGGCTATTAGCTATCGTGGTATGGAAAATCCTTGGGGAAATTTATGGCATTTTATTGGCGGCACCAGCATTTATGGTACTGGCATCACCCAAGGTGGCGTGCCGCACATTTGTAAAAATTTCAATTACTCTAATACTATTACTGATGATTACGAAAGTGTAGGATTCTGCGTGCCCTCAAATCAAAATTGGGCTTCTGGATTTGGTTATGGAAATATTGACTATGATTGGGTATTTATTCCTGCTGAAAGTTCTTCTAGTGCAAATAGTGTATATCCAATTGGAGACCAAACATGGACTACAACTAATTTAAATAATATTAATGAGGCCGTAGTTGGTGGCAGTTGGTCTTTCAAAGATTACAATGGCCCATTCTGCTATGCCTTTGATAAATTGATGGGCACCTCAATAAAGTCTTATGGCGCAAAATTGATGTTTATTCCTACTAAAAATACAATTTATGAAGCTAATCATAATGCTTGGCTACAACGTGTAGGAGGTTGAATAATATGAAAGATTATGGTAAACAGCGCGGTTCTGTACGTCCAAAGGATGTAGAAGTAACTGATAATGCTATTTTTATCGCTTCTGATATTCAAGAATATGAAGAAGATATTGATGGATATATAATGAAAGGATTTGAATATCATTATATAGAATATACAAAAGATGAATATATTGCGCTATTAGTACAAAAAAATACTGATAGCCCAGATATTTCAGCCTTAACTAATAAAATTACTAGCTTAGAAGAAGAACTTGCTGCCGCGAAGGTACTCTTGGGGGTGGATTGATATGACCCTACTTGAATTAGCAAGAAAACTTCGTCCTTTTATTGAGAAAGCGGCCATCTCTTTAGACGATGCTGATGCTATTGAAGCAGTTCAGCTATTTCCTGAATGGAGTGCCGAAGCAGAAAAGTATGAAAAGGATGTACGCGTAAAATTTGATAATATATTATATAGATGCCTACAAGAGCATGTACCGCAAGAGGGTTGGAATCCAGTCGCGGCGCCAAGTCTATGGGCAAAAGTTCTAATACCAGATGAAAATGTCATTCCAGAATGGGAGCAACCCGATAGCACTAACGCTTATCAAATTGGAGATAAAGTAAAATTTGAAGGTAAGACTTATGAGAGTCTTATCAACAACAATATCTGGTCTCCCGCAGCTTATCCCGCTGGTTGGAAAGAAATCTAATAATTATTTGTTAATTCCAAGGAAGTGAATTTTATGCAAGCGGATTTAAATCGCTATAATATTCCTCCTATACCAAAAATAGAAACACATATAAAAGCTATATATCCTTGGGAGAATACAAATTTAAGTACATTATGTAGGTAGCTGTATATATTTGCTTCTGATACAGGATATACGGGTACTTATGATTAGTTTAGAAGACATTTTGGAGCTTATTTAGAAGCGCACCAAGATGATATAACGATTATAGATAAATATACTGGAACCTATACAGTCACTCCGCTTCCTAGTGTTGACTAGATACTTAGAACTAAAAATACTAGATTAGTAGAAGATATAGTAATAGAACGAATACCATATTATGAAACTTCTAATGAAGCGGGTGGGTATACGGTTGTAATTGGTTAAGGAGGATTAATATGGCTAACACATATAAAAATAAAATTATATATGGCGGCGAGGTCTTAATTGACCTTACACAAGATGATTTAACTGCTGCGGACGTAGCCGAAGGTAAGAAATTTCACTTACCTTCTGGCGCCCCAGCGGTAGGTACAAATACATACGATAGTGATACTTCTGATGCTACTGCGGTGGCGGCAGAAATTTTAGCTACTAAAACCGCGTATCGAAATGGCACAAAATTGGTTGGTACAATGCCAAATCGCGGGCAACAAAATGGTACTATTTCTACAAAAACAGGTACTGTTACTATTCAACAAGGTTATCATGACGGTTCTGGTAGTGTAAGTATTGACAGTACAGAGCAAGCTAAACTAATCGCTACCAATATTCGTGAAGGAATTACTATACTTGGTGTAGAAGGTAGTATGAGTGGAAGTGAAGGAGTTGCGGCAACCGCTGCTAATATTACCCCTTATACTACTGCATAGACAATTACGCCCGCAGATTTAGGAAATTATAATAGTATTTCACAAATCAATGTTGCGGCGATTGCTTATACTGAAAGTGATAATACAGCAGGTGGCGTTACAGTTACAATTGGTACTGTTGCGCCAGCGTGAGGTGAATGAGGCATAATGGCTAATAATGAGTATGTAAATAAAGTTTAGTTTGGTGATTAGACTATTATGGATATTAGTGATACAACTGCGGAAGCAGGCGATGTAATTTAGGGACAAACTTTTTATACTAGAAGCGGTGCGCCCGCAACTGGTTCATTAGGAGATGCAACATAGAGTACGCATGGACTAATGTCTGCGACAGATAAAATTAAACTAGATAATATAGTACCAACGCCAAGTATGGGAGACGAGAATAAATATTTAAGAGCAAATGGAACTTGGGATACAAATGTGGTGTTTTTAGATTATAACGTAAGTACGTGGAATGATTTTCTTACCGCATATAATGCAGGAAAAAGTATTTATTGTAAAGTACAAAGCTATACTAATGAATGGAGAATTGTACCACTTACATATATTGATTTACAGGACGGATATGCAGAATTTCACTATTATAGATCAAGAGATATAACTGAAGGATATGCGCCAGATGAAGTACATATATATAAACTTATACGAAAGGATAATGTATGGGAGACAACTGTTAGACTTATTAACTTTTCACTTGCGACTACCTCAGCACCGGGGTTACTAGAAGCGGCAGACAAAACTAAATTAAATAAAATTGATGTCAGCAGTAATCATTTCTCTGTTCGTGGCGATATATATATGGAATGTGATGGTGAATTCCTTAACGGACAAAAAGTAGCTAGTGAAAATTATGTTGACACTGCTGTATCAAATGCTGTTATTTCAAGTGGCAGCGGAGTATCTACTCCAATGGTTGGTGCTTCTGCAAGTCTAGATGGCGCGATGGGTCTTGTTCCAGCACCACAAGCAGGAGATTAGGATAAATTCCTCGCTGGTGACGGTACTTTTAAATCTGGCGGATTACCTATGGTTATTTTAAGTTATGGAAATTCTACTTGGAGTGATTTTATTAATGCTTATAATAATAATGTCATTGTATATTGCCGCGCTTCATCTAATAGTAATCCAGCGTCTGGCTCCCAAACTCGTATGGCATTCATGGCTTATGTAAATGACGCAACTAATCCAACCAATGTTGAATTTTAGTATTATCGTTCAGTAAGCTCTCATAGCAATAGTCAAATGGGCGACCAAGTATTTGTTTATAAATTAACAAATAATGGCGTATGGAGTGTAACCACTCGTGAAGCAAGTATCCAAAAGGTTTAGTTAGTAGGAACAAGCGCGGGCGCAGTTACATGGAAGAATAATGTAGTTCAAATTAATACTGGCTTACCCAAGGTTTCATCTTCTGATGAAGGAAAAATACTAAAAGTAGTAAATGGCGTCTGGGCCGCTGTTGATCCATAAATGAGGTGAATGAAATGAAAAATGTATATTTTATAAATCAAGCTTATCACAATAAAACCACAGATACCTGGTCAAAAGGTTTTGTCATAAAGGCTGAACCAGATAAAGATAACGAAGCCGCAGCTTTACAAGCATACCATGCTTATCTTGGCGCCTATGGCTATGGAAATAATGCAGATATTGATTATGTGTATTGCCGCATGACAGCTGCGGATGGCATCAGAGAGCCATTAGAAGAATATTGGGAAGAAACAACTACCTAATAACTATTCTTTTTACAAAATTTGAATCTTGGTAAAGGAAGAAACCGAAGAATAACAAATGACGGTAAAAACGCCGCATTTGTTATTTGACTTTTTTCTAAATTCATGATATAATATATATGTAAGAAAGGTAAGGAATATTTAATTACCTTCTTACATATAACTGCGGGATAGGAACCGCAATGATATAAGGAGAGGAACTTATATGAAATTTTACAGTGAAAAGCTAAACAAAATCTTTGATTCTGCCGAAGCCTGCCAACAGGCAGAATTCAAAGCCAAGGAAGAAGAAAATCGTCAAAAGATTTTAGCTGAGCGTAAGGCCGCAGAAGAAAAAGAGCGTAAAGAAAAGGCCGCAGCCGAACGTAAGGCAATGGCGGCCGAAGTTGAGGACGCGCGCAAGGCTATGATTGAAGCACAAAAGAAATACAGAGACAAGCTCGAAGCCTTTTGTAAGGTGTATGGTACTTATCACACTTCCCTCACTCCAAGTGAAGTGCCTTCACTATTTGATATTTTCAATCCCTTTATTTTTGGTTGATGTGGCTTTCATGGGTTGAGCCGCAATCAACCCACTTATGCCCGCGTCGCCAAGGGGACAAAGGCCGCAGATTTCTAATCTGCTATTCGAGGGTTCAAATCCTTCCGCGGGTGCCATAAACCTTCTTGTATCATAACTATCAAGTAGGTCGTCGGTCTAAACGTATTAGACAGCTTTATAGATTATGCTATGTTATGTGAAAATCTATCGGAGGGAGCTATGTGCTAAGTATAAGGCAACATCTTAGTGCGATGCCAGCCGTCATTCGGATCGCAGGACTTCGCTTGGTCCTAAATGTAGCCAGCCGGAAAGCTACCAAGCTGTTCCCGCCAATCAAGTAGGACGATACCATATTGGAATCTTGACCGTCATGCGTAACCGGTGAGAGACGCCGCGTGGGTACTCCGCGTATGAGCCACCGTTATACACGGAACAATGTATGGCCGCGCCAATCGGCACACATTGGCAGATGAAGCGGCGACGCGAGCCGCGGATTCACTATCCATTCTAATTGGATTTATCGGATATGCGGATGAAAACTAGTTTACTAGGGTGATTTCAATTTGAAAATAATGAAAATTAGAATGGATTTTTCTTGACTTTTTACAAAATTTTTGATATAATATATATGTAAGGAGGAAAGAGAAATGATAAAAGTTTTGAAACATGGACATGCTCCGTATGTAATGACTTGTAAGAATTGCGAATGCGTTTTTACCTTTGAAGATTCTGACATCAAAAATAATGGATGTCAATGGGATTGGGAAGAATATATTTATTGTCCTGAATGTAAGCATCAGAATATCATTCATTGCCGTAAAGATTATAAAACTTCAAAATAGTTGTTTGACTGAATACTAAAATTATGTTATAATTTTAGTGTAAAGAGGAAAGAAAAAACCAAGAACGAAATCTTATTTCAAGACTGATATGATACCAGAATCAGGAGGAAGGAAATAAAGATGAATGAACTTGACGATTTTCTTTGTAATCCTAGTTATGAAGAACTTGAAGAAGAATTTGAAGCATGGCTTCAACTTCAAAATCAGATACAAGTTAGATATTTGACTCAAAATAAAAATTATGGTATAATGAATATGTAATCAAGATGGGGAATTAGTTTATTTGGTAAAACACGACCCTTGCAAGGTTGAGTGAGCAGATCGTAACTGCTATTCTCCACCATTTGCCAATCTACTTGTTGCCGCAAGTAGTGCGGGAGCGGCAACTCCCAAAAGGTGAAGCGCGGCCACCATAAGAGTACGCCGGACACCTCGCCCGTTGAGGAGGGAACAGTAGGGTAGAAACTCACCAATTCCCTACGACCAGAACATAAGGGCATATGGAATGGTTAATTGTGAGATTTATATTCCACTAGCACAACG